TCTTGAGCACCCAAGCTATATGATCCCTTGAATTTGGATTCAATGGACTCAAACGACACATAGTTGCTAAAGCTACATATCCTTTGGAGGAATCATTGCGTTTAGGAGTGAAAAGACCTCCATTAACATAAGGAAAACTTTGACGTAATTCTTTGTCAATGTCCTTCAGTTGCGAAACAATTTTAGCTTCCAATTCCATTGCCCCCTTACAATCAAAATGAAAACCAGATTGTTCCTGTAATGAAATCAGACTTGCAAATCTCATTTCAAGATCAACAGCCGAGGGGATTGCGTTAATCTTAGGTTGCAACCTACGCCAGAGCATAGCAGTAACATCGACATCTGATATACATCTTTCACCTAATTCGTGGGTAAATTGTAAGAAATCTTCAAGATCAGCGTGTTTTTTATGAAACCCTAACCTATATCCATATGCTTCAAGCTTATGTTTGCCATACAATTTCAATGGCATATCTTTCCATTTTCTTTTGTAATCAATATCCAATATGTCAGGATACATCATTCTTGCCAGTATTAAAGTGTCAAGAATTTTACCTTTAGGTTTAAAATTTGGGTAAATATGCTGTATGCAAGGTATGTCATATTGAATAATATTATGTCCAATTAATACATCAGCTTCTTCTAATATTTTTAACCAATCTTTTGTATAAATTTTTGTAGATCTACTATCATTTATTCCACAACAATGTATTTTAGTAACTTCTTTAATTTTTAAAGCATCTGTTTCAATATCAAATACTATTGTTGATGTAGAATCTAAGCTTGTTTG